TTCAGAAACCTCAGTGGCGCAAACCACAGCCTCACAAAGCTGCTCCACAATTAAAGACTGAGATTCGTTTAATTCTTGTACATTATATTTTGTTTTAATTTCTTCTTGTATTATTTTTGTTAAATCTTCAATCTTAGCAACTATTTCTTGAATATTTTTTCTAGAATATCCTTTTATTGTTTTGGATGGGGCTTTTTTTCCAATTGGACGGCCTGGAACTTTTGGAGTATTATTTTTTTGACTTGGATTACTTGGTGAAGATGGTGGTTGCGCTAAACCTGCCGCTTTTGCTCCAGCTGGAAGTTTTGGAGCAGGAGGCGCAATCATTGGAACTCCTCCAACTAATGGATTGTAAAAACCTTTCTTTCTTTCACTGACAAATTGCTCTTGAACAGTTCCAATATCTTCTGATTTTGGAAACCTTCCAGTATTAAAGATGTCCAAGCCTTGTTGTGGCGTTACAACTCCCAATTCCATTAATCGAGTTGCTACTCTCAACAGTTCAGTTTGATCTTTGGAATCAATATCTACAAATTTAGCTACTGGAATGTTTCTAAAGCCTAAAGATGTTGATACTCTTCTAATTTCTCTGTTTAAAAAATCATTTAAAAAAGCTCGTCTAGCTTCATTCAGTTTATCCATGAAAATTCTAGCTTTAACTTCTGTAGTATTGTATTTTTCATTTCCAACCATAATGTTCTGCAAGCCCAAACGAATATCTTCATTTAAAACTTCATATTTTTGCGGACCAATAATTTTGGAAATATCTGGAATGATGAATTCTGCTTTTGTTGTATAGTCAGACACTAAAACGCGACCAACGCTTTCGTTCAAAAATAACTGTTGCATCGCTTGAAGATTTTGAGCATTAATGCCGCCTTTTTCTGGCTCTGCACCCATAGTGATTAATAGTATCACATTTTCTACTGTTCTAGTTATTGCTTGATCCATTTTTTTTAATTCAAGCTTTGCGTTGATGTCTTCAAGAACTGGAAAGCCAAAAGGAATTGCAAAAGGCTCATAGTCTTGCTTTTTATAAAAAGAATAGCTTAATTTATCATTTTCTAATTTAATTAAAAGTCCACTTGCATAATATTGACCCTTTTTTACTTTTTCTTTTATATCGGGAGGAAGGGCGTCAAAAATTTCTTGGTCATACTCGTCTTTTGGATTGCGCAATCTTTCCATATCATATTCAGAAAGAATTTTTTCATATGCGCCAGTTGCAAAAACCGTACTTCTCTTTGCTACAATATCAAAGGGATTTAATAAAATATATTTTAATGGAATTTTGTCTTTTTTTAGATTTTCTGCGGCATAACTTTTTGATAAAAGATTAAAGTCCTCTAAAGACAAATCTCCATCAACTCTATATAAAAATATATTACCGCTTCTGTAAAACTCCCTAAAGTATTGATCTTTTAAATCCCATAATCTAATTTTATTAAACCATCTATAAAAAAAATCTCTTGAACTTTTATTGCCTTCTTCTAAATAAATTTCAGCGTTTGCAAATTCAGCCATTGTATCTATGGCGTTTCTAAAAATTGCAACATTTGCATAAGCTTTTTGGCATAATTCAATAGCTTCTCTAACATTCACTCCATCAGAAGCATATTCGTAAGGCATCATTCCCATTCTGATGCTGCTAAACCTATTTTGAGTGGTAGATTGTCCCGCTCTGTTTATTCTTGTTTGAGAAGTTCTAGATGCTGAATTTGAATCTCCAGATCTCGTATAATTTGCGTAAGAAACTGAAGCGTCAGATGTATAAAATGGTTCGCCAGATGAAATTGGTGGTACTGAGGTTTGTATAATGTTGCTTATTGAAATTTGTTGCTGCGGTTCAAATTTTTTCCAATAATCTGATTTTTTATTATATTTTCTCTTATCTGACATATAAAAATGTTACACTGAAAGTTAAAATGTTACTTTATGAACATTGGCATAAAGGTGAATTGTTGCTGTTCTGGCATTTCCATCATATCGTAATAAACATGCATCATCCAATTTACCAAAACTAAAGCTGAATAGCTGTCTTTTCTTGCTCTATCTGGACCTTTTTGATTTTTTAAGTTGCTAGGTAAATCAAATGTTTGAGTTCCAGTAGATGTAGTACTTGGTTGAATTAAAGCGCATTCGGCTTTTGTTAAATCAATCATATCTTTTTGATGTTCAATAAAGTCAATCATTTTAGCGCCTCTTTCTTTTTCTTCGTCTGCGGTATTTAAATATTTTAATTTTTCAATTGGAATGTCTTTAGATCTTTGCTTAGAATAAGAATCATTCATTGCTGCCCCTGCAAATAAAAGCTTTTTATGGTCAAACGCTGATTGTAATAATTCGTTTCCAAATCTAATCCAAGAAGAAGTTGGCTTTCTTAAGTGGCAAATACGCTTATCATTTAAATTATATTGATTTCTTGATTCCTTAATTGCTTGATTGTATTCCTGCAAAGTGTCAAAATCTGCATCAAAAGTTTTTATATTTAATTTTTCTTTTTTAAAGACTTCGCTTTCATTTGCAGAATTCAAAAATTGAACACCCCCATTATAGTCTCCAACTATTGAGACAATATTAAAATTATTTAATAAATAATGAAAATATTCTATATGATTTTTCAAGCTAGTTCCAGCCATTGCATAACTATGCACCACAATTCCAATTTTTTTATCTGGAACCAATTTAATAACCTGCATTGCAAAATCATCCGAACCATCAGATTCAGACCAACTTGGATCGAAAGATAAAATATATTTTGCATTTGGATCTCCAGCGACTTCAACTGATTGACCTTCTCCATCAGGAATTGTACAGAGAGCCATTTTACTAACTTTAAAATATCCACTACTGTCATCAGTAAATACTGAGCCGAATTCTCTTTGGAATTGAGACTCACTCATTGTCGCTTTTGATTGATTCAATAAAGCTTGATCATAAAGTTCTGTTGGAGCACAATCATAACTAAAATGCATTATAACCCTGTGAGCATTATCTTGATTTTTATTTGTTATTAAATATTCGTACTGTTGATAAAGTTTATACAAGTATTCAAATTTGTAACTTGCAGAAGATAGACCAATAATTTTATTGTTTGGCCAAATTGTTCTCTCATCTTCTGTCATCTTGCCTTCATTGATCATTTTTGTTTCAATATTTCTTATGTTTTGTCTTTCTGTTGGATTTTCAACAACAGACAAAAATGGAACAATAACTTCATTAAATATTTTTTCTGGCATCAATAAAAATTCATCGATAATCATTCTTTGAAAACGAAAACCGCGAAGTTTTTCTCCATCACCTAATGGCAATGCAGTAATTCTTGAATTGCCTATTTCCATGAACCATTCATCATTGCCTCTTGAAACCCTGCCAATAGTTTCTGCAAACATGGGAGCTTTAACACTTTTGGAAATATCTTCAATCTTTCTAAAGATCATTTTTGCTTGCCTAAAAGATTTAGATATAATTCCAGTATGAACTCCTTGGTTCATAATCGCATCTAATAGCGCAAAAATACCAGTAGTAAAAGATTTTGACAAACCGCGACTCCAAATACCTAAAAAATAGTCGGTATTAAACATGGCTTTAATTGCCATGTGTTGAAACGGAAAAAGTTCTACACCAGTAAGCAATTCTGAAGTAAAAGAGGGGTTTTCTTTTAAAAATCTGTATAATAAAACCTTAGCTTCTCTTTCGTCTAAAAAACCTTCTTTAGAAAGAATTAAGTTATTAATATCCCTATCTTTATTTCTGCTTTTTTGATTACCTAATTCCCAAGCCATATTTTTTATTTATAAAATGCTGCATATCTACATTCCATATTTTTTTTCCTGAACGCAGTATTTTTGGTATTAAATTTTCACTATTTAATCTAGATCCAGTGAATACAAATTGACAACAATCTTTATATTTATGCTGCAATACTCTCATGTTATGATAAATATATTTTAAATTTGATTTATGGTAAGATTTTTTATTAAGATTTTCTAAATCATAAAGATTAGCCTCGGTAACTATAAATAAATAACAGTTTATAGATCTAGCTCTCACTAATTCTTTTTCAAATCTTTCTAAATTTGCTTGACTTAAAGTAGATTTAAAATCTTGCTCTGATTTTCTATCTACAAACGTATAATCAAATCCATCTATAATTCCATAATCTCCAATATCTAATTTGTCTATAATTTGCTTTTTGAAATAAAGAGGCTCCTGCTCTCTAGTATCTGTTATGATTTCAAAATCACAGTCGTTCCAAAAATCGTCTGGCAGTTTTTGACTAAATAATGGATCTATTCCTATTTCTTTGCAAATATATGTATAGCTTTTGTAAAATTTTTTATAAATGTCTATAGAAGGCAAAAATGAAGTAAAAAGTTCAATTTCGTTAGGTGCATATTGCAATTCCCGAGTTTGTATTCTTTGTAAAAGCTTTTCTTTTATATAATTTTTGACAATTTCTTTTTCAGCCAATTCGCACCACTCATAAAGTTGGTGAATGCTAAGAAAATCATTGCTAAAATAAGAGTTTTTATCTTTGAATGGTAAAAGTTCATTTGTTAATAAATTTCTGCGTGGAAAATGTTTCACAAAATAATCATGAAGATAAATTTTATGTTTTTTAATATGCGTGTGCAAACTTCTTTCTGAATCAAATTCTTCTTTACACTCTAGACAGCTAAATGACATCTTCTTTTGAAATACCTAAAACTCTAGCCTTAAATGCAGACATGCCTTCAAGGCGTTCAGCTTCTTCTTTAACTAGTTGTTTTTGCATTTCTGCAATTCTTATCATATTTTTTCTTTCTTCTTCGTCTTGAAACATTTGAACTAATGATAAAACAGAAGCATTTTCTCTCTGTTTATTTTTCATTCTTTCTGACCTATCTCCTTGTAATTTTTTAGTCAAAGTTTCTATTCTTCCTTCGCACTGGTGATATTCGCTACTTTTAGCTTTAATAATCTCGGCCAATTTAACAGACATATCGTTTTGCTCTTCAGCAGAATCAAATAAATCATTAAGTTTGTTTAAATGTTTGCTTATAACTTCTAAATTAATAATTTCTTTACAAACATTCATGTATAAATTAATTTCATCAGCCGTTAAATCTGGCTTATCCCAAGTCAAGCGAGTAAATTCTTCCTCAAATAGATTCCGATCTTCTTTTGAGGTATAATTATTCATTATTTTTACAAATCTTGAATTAGATAAATTAATCGCGAGCTTATCTAAACAATTTTTGTGATTTCTGCTCATTTTGTTTTCATCTAATTCATAACCAGTCGAATCAAATACTTTTTTAATCAATCGAGGATAAGTTTTAGGCGGAGAATAACTAGTCAGTAATCCACTTTCTTGACTTGGTACAAAATTTTCATTTACAGAACGAATATGTTCTAAAACTGCTCTTTGTTCTGCGCCAAGTTTTTTAACTTCTTTATCTGGAAACAATAATTCTGCGATAGCAAAAGAACTCATGCCTTGTTCAGCAGATTGAATTATAAAATGCTTTTGAGCTTCAGTAAATTCAATAGAATCTACTTTAATATGTTTTGAAGTATTATATTTTAAATTATTTTTAGCTAAAAATGCCCTAACTAATTTTCCTTCAAAAGTTCTTCCGTCCAAAGTTTCATCGTCAAAACACTTTTGAGTTAAAACACTCAAATCTTTAACAGTTTTATAATTATTTAAAATAAAATCTTCTTGATCTGGTGTTAATCTATTGTTGGCCGCCATATAATATATCTTTATTATTTAAAATTTCCATAGCTTTTTCTCTAAACATTTTTTTTAAATTTTTTATCTGCTTATAGCCAATCATTCTATTTTTTTCTGTAGTTTTATAACCCATGTACTTTGCAACATCCTCTTCGTTTTTATTTTCTAAATAAAGCATAATATAAGCCGTATATTGCTTGGGTGTTAATATTTTTTCCATTTCAATATTTAAAATCTCAATGCTAACAAAAGAAAATGGAGAATTATCCAAATAAGATTCTATTTCTTGCTTGTGATTCTCAATAGTAAGAGGCATTTTTAAATCATATCCAGATTTTTTTGTTTTTTCCCATTTTAGGAAAAGAACGCACGAGCTATTTTGAAAGCCATTTTTTGTAAGCGAACATTGATCTTCTCCTAAATTGTGAGGACAGCTTAAACAAGGTCTAACGTAATTTGTATAATTATTTCTAATTAAATTTTTTAGTTGATTTGATATTATTCGTCCAATCCAAGGTTCGAGAGGCTTCGATTGATCCCACATTGACCATTTTTTATATATATGTAATTTTATTATTTGAGAAACGTCTTCAAAATCCATCCAAGTTATTGCATTTAGATGCCACTTGTTTCTTTTTTTATTTATTGCTTTACATATTACATCAAATTTATCTTCGAATGTGAATGCTTTATTTGACATTAATTATAAGTTGCCAATATCTAAATTTTTTGGCTTTTTGAATGACGAAACAGAATTATTAATAATGTCTTCGAATTTTAAAACTTTAACATCTGTATTTGAATCTATATCAACTTGAAGTTTTAATATTCTTGGAACTCTTGTAGAGTTTGAAAATTCTTCAAATTCTTCTGAATCTTCGTTTTCGTCAATATCAAGCTCATCAGAAACTACAGGTGGTATATTTTTTCTAAAACTCGAAGCTTGTGAATATGAACTTCCGCATTTGAAACAAAAATTTGGAATAGCAAATTTATATTCAGACTTTGACCCACATGAAGGACAAAAAATAGATGCCATTAGTTTGTTTTTCCTTTCTGAAGTTTAGTTATAATAAATTTAAGAATAATGCTTCTATGAATGTCGTCATTATTAAATTGGAAACAATGTATTCCATGTGGAATAGATTCCTCATCATTAAATAAATCAAACATTTGTTGAAATCCGCTTGATTTAATATCTGACTGCATAAAATCTCCACAAATAAACATTTTAGTTCCTTCTCCAATTCTAGTAATTAAAGTCACCAATTCTTTAAACGAAAAATTTTGCGCTTCATCTGCAACAATTAATTTATTTTCCCAACTTGCTCCTCTTAAATAATTTATTGGTTTTGCTGTAAGATGTTGACTTTGTTTTAGCCATACCGCATGTTCGGGAGATACCATTTCATCAATTTTTTCCCACAATGGCGTTACAAAAGGTTCAAATTTGTGACCAGCCTCACCTGGCAAACTTCCCAATCCTTTTTCTGCACTTTCTGCAATACTTCTGACATAAATAATTTCTTTTTCTAAATCTTTAACCAGAAGATTCAAGGAAGCGTAAACAGATAAGTAAGTTTTTGAAGTTCCTGCTGGCCCAGCGAGAAATATAATTTTTGAATCATCGCTAAGAGCTAAATCTAGAAATTCGCGCTGCCTTTCTGAAAATTTAAATTTTCTTTGTTTAAAATTAATTTTTTCAACTGGTTTTGGTTTGATTGAATCGTCAGTTTGTTTGGGAGTAGGCTTTTTAGGCATTACTATATAATAAATTGTTAAAGAATTATTTCTTTTATTACTATTGAACCATCCATTATTTCATTTTGGTTAACGCTTAGTTGTTGAGAAAAAATTCTACCATCTATATCAAAAGTCAAAACTGAATACTGTGCATTTGGCGTGGCTAGAGGATTTGCCAATTGACTATAAGGCATTAAGTAAAGCGAGCTATTACCTACATATCCACCTGTTATATCAATAATTTGTTTAATGTTGTTTGATTTTATTGTAGTTGTTCTTTCTACTGATTTTAAAAACATTTTGTCTGGATATTTTGCTCCAAGACCGTAAACTGGAACTCTTCTTGACTCGACCGTTAAATTTAAACTTAATTTGACTTCTCCATATTTGTTTGAGTCAACTAATTTTGATGTAGTTCCGTGTAATGCACTATAATTAGGTGAAGAGTTTTTAGTTATAGAAAAATTACTTTGAGTTTCAGAAATTTCAGTGTTTATTGCTGAAGTCATATCATAAACAGTAAAATTTGAGGTAACCGAGATCGGTTTAAAAGGTTCAATTTTTATAGAATAATTATCAAGAAAGCATTGTTTAAGCAGTAAATTTGATAATTTTATATTATGCCCATCTTCAAAATCTCCAGTTAAATTAAAAAATGCTAATTGGTTGCTTTTGCTAATATTAAGCGTGGCACCTGCATTAACTTCAATTAATGGATAAAAAGTGAAAGAAAGTTTTCCTTCTAACGGGCCATTATGAGAAAAATCATTTTTGCTCTGCTCTACATTAACAAATCTGTTTTGAACTAGGTTTGGATCAATGCTCAAAGACGCCAAAGTAGTTGCAAAAAAATTTTCTGCACTGTTTGTTATCACTGAACCATTTTGCCCAGTAAAATTTGCAAATATAGGA